GTAATTCAGTAGGGTCAACAGTGAGTGGAAACTTATTATTTGCAAACATAATAGATTCTAACTGCTGATATGCAGCTAGTGTTTTTGTTTTAGTTACTTTAATAAATACCCTAGACTTCTCAGCTTCTGTAAACTGTACGTCAGGTCCGTATATACCACGGTAGTTTCTATAGGCATCCAACCAACGTTGCTCATCTTGTTGACGGTAATCTTCCGCACGTTTGTAGCGTCCTATAATATAAGGAATAATGTTATTAGTTTTAGCATCGTCTACAGAGGACTCATCCGTATCTTCTAATACTATTGACTCGTCTTCAATAAATGTGTTATCTTCTTCCATTTAGGTTTCCTTAATATCCGAATTTAGAATCTGCTACTGGCATACTATTTGCGGGAGTACCCCGACTGTCAAAGTCCCATACGCTAAACCGTGGTCGTGACATGATACCATATCTTAGAGCATCATACAAGTGGTCTTCTGAGTGTGTATCTACATCTTCTGGATTTTTTTTATCCAGTGGTATTGCAGGTAGTTGTGATATTGTTTCAGTACAAGTATTAAAAAATACTAATCTTGATTCTTCCGTAAACTCATCTACCTGTAAGCGTCTGTGTATTTCGTTCTTACCTGCTACACGTGAGCCTTTGCTTCTGTCTGATGGACGCCAACGACATCCCCGCATGATCATTTGTTCTGCCAAAGATGGACCAGTATCACCACGTTTATGCCACAAAGAACTATCAAGCACCCCATAACGCATGTTTCCATCACCTGCCTCTAACTCAAGTACCATGTCAGCTAGGTCAACCGCAAGAACCTTTGATACATATAACTCTCTATATACTACCAATTGCTCACTAGGACTGACCGCAAACCATAAGACGCCTGTGTAACTTCCGTATCCATAGTCACAAGACCTAAACTTAACCCAGTTATTAGGGATGTCAAAGGGTTCAACTACGTGTGTCTTTCTGTCAAACTCTGTAAAGGCTGCGCCTTCTTTAATGTCCCAATCACCATCTAGTAACTGTCTTCGTTGTTGTTCTGGTAACGACAAAAGCATTGCCTCGTAGTCACCGTGTTGAGATAGATAAGGATTGTCCTTTAGTCTTGCGGGTATAAACCTACGTTTGAATAATGGCCTTCCCGCCTTCTCATGTCCTGCAGGATACTTTAGTTGTTCTCCTGTCTCAATGTCTGTAGCTATGTATGATTTACCTGCAGGTGCAGGATCAATAAACATTTTCTTGACCCAGTGGTGTCCTCTTCCACCGGGGTTAGTCGTTGCCCTCATCGAAAGAGGAAGGTCAGGGTCTGCCGATCTCAAGCGACTTCGCATATAAGACCAAGCAAATGGTGTAGCCCACTGTGTAAGTTCGTCAAAGCCAATCCAACTAAACGCTAGACCTTGGTATCTTGTAACGTCCTGATCTTTGTCTAAGTAACTTAACCACAGTTTAGCACCTGATGGTGCAGTCCATTGCATCTTACGTTCTGACCACTTAATACCGGGCCAAATTTTAGGATACATCTCCTGCGACTTAGTAATTAATTCTCTTAGTTCTTCTGTAGTGTGTCGTAGTAGTAAACCTGAAAACGCAGGGTTGCCCATGTAGCGTAGCGGGTCAGCCAACATTGCGTAGCTCTTGCCACCCCCAGCACTGCCACCGTAGAGTACTTCACGTTCACTTGCCGCAAGAAAGTCTGTCTGTGGCCCAACGTTAGGTTTAAAGATTACATTGTATTCTTCTTCAACCTTATCGGTAAATGCCTCAAGTATTATTGCAGTACTAAGCTGCTCTTTCTTCGCCTTCGCTACTTGTGTTTTCTTTCGCACCGACTCTTTTGGCTTCGATTTCTTCCGCTTTGGCGATTGCCTTTTTTGCATAGTCTGCCCATCTGCGTAGGCTTCCAGCTTTGTTTTTTCTTTGTCGCTCATTGTCTAACCGTTTCTTTAATCCTACGTGTGAAATTGACCTACCTGTGTTTCTGGTAAGCCAGTTTGCTACTTCCCGATACGAATACTGTTTAATGTATTTCTTTGCTTGCTCTAGCATATCAAGTTCGTAGTCAATTGGCAAGAGTATTCTGCTATCTTCTGGGTCTAATTCGTACCCATACGGAATTGTTCTTGCTACACGTGGGATTGAAACCCATATATTGTCTTCTTTTATGTCAGTCGGCTGGGGTAGTTTCCACATACCTACAGATTTAGTCATTACAGGCACAGTCACTTATATTGTTTCCACATACGCATGTCTCTTCTTCAACTGCTTTAGCTGGCATTAACATAACACCACCCTTTGCTTCTACCTGCAGCTTCTCTGTTTTAACAAGACCAGTACGATCTAGTAGTTCTTTTGCTGCAGCCATCTTATCCCGTATGCCTAGTTCAGTAGGATCATACAAGGCACCTACCATAGCCATTGCAGCTTTAGGTACGTTACGTGCTAAGTAACTATGTGTTACGTCTAGTATCTCTTCTTTAAGACTATTAGTAATTTCTGTGTTAGTAGTATTGGCTGAGTAACCAGCCATGAGTTTAGCAGTGCCAATGTCTCCACCTGCCTCATCCATGAGGACTGCTAAAAACTTTTGCTGTCGTTCTGTTAACTCACGTGCCATATTACTTCCTTTACATGTTCTCGAAATGGGGACCGTCAATAAATGGTCTACGTCCCTGACTGCGCCGTAGGTCAACGTACTTCATCATTGCATCTTCTGCAGTGCCGGGGTATGTACGAATGTCACCCTCTGACCATGCTGCACCCCACTTAACGGGAGTACCTAGTTCTTCTGCTGCAGCTTTCATTGCGTCACATAGATCATCATAGACGTTTAGTTCCCACACGCCTTTACCATCTACGTATGCCATCAAGTCTACTGCCTTACCTACAAGGTGGTTTGACTTCATAGTCTGTGACTTACCTGCCGCTACAAGTTTCTCTTGCTCTTCTACAGTACGCATACCGTAAATTACACCAAAGTCTACTTTAGTTAATTCAATTGCACGTTTTACTACAGCTACCAAGCTGCTGTCTACGCCTTCAAGTTTAGATAGGCTGCGTTCACTTAATTTAAAACTCACTGTTTATCTCCTACATTTCCTAAGTGCATACACGCTACAGTTATACCGTTATGTGTAATCATAATTTCTGCTTTTTCTCTTTGTTGTTCACATATCTTTCTGCTATCATACACAGATAACTGAAAGTATTCAAGGGGCATACCTGAGATTAATTGTATCCAAACTAGTACCCACATTATTTCTTACCAAAGAATTTAGATACAGACCGCATACCAATGCTGGCACTTACAATTCCACCTAGTGAGTACTGATACCACGTTGGCATAACCTCTAATGCTAAAAAACCACGCTGCACAATCTCATTACCCCAATCGCCACAGAAGGCAAGTATCAAAGGTATTGAAAATAGTAGCGTGATCCATTCGTCTTTCCAGCTATTCTGTGTAGCCTTGATTGCCTCTATGTCCCAATCAATCTCACCTGTAGCTTGCTTAACTTTAATTTCTGCATTGGCTTTTTGTACGGCTACCTTACCGTCCATGTAACTTGTAGCCAAGCCACCGACTGCACCTAAGAGTTGACCAATGATCATTTAAGTGGAGCCTTCTTGGCTAACGTAGCTACGCCCATAAAGACAGAAACAACACCAGCAACAGACACAAAGTAAATGGAAGCCATGCTCCCAATGATTGCCGAAGCGTTGTCAAGCCCAAGCGCACCTGTGCCAACGACACCAAAAGGATAAAGTAACATTCCCCATAAAGCGAACCAAGCCATCTTTCTAGTTTGATCCCTATGTGCGTCCTCATCTTCTATTCTCCTACGTTTGTCTTCTAGTACTAAGGCGTCCCACTCTGGCTTCTCAATAGCGCCAGTGTTATTTGTGTCGGCATCTTCAAATGAGGTCATCATCCCCTCCGAAAACGTTTGGAAGTTGTAGCCGCCTTCTTAGGTTGTTTAGAGAATTGCTTACCTGCCTTAGTGTCTTTTCTTTTTTTTGCACTACTTGCCGCATAAGTATCTGAATCCATAGCTTTAATAGCACCCGCAGGTAAATACCGTTCCCCTGTAGCGCCAGAACCTTGAGTCGAAGGTTTACCACTTTTAGTTCTCCAATCTTGCTTAGTCCACTTACTAAGACTTTTTTGACTTTTTGCTTTTGCCATCGGCTTTAGCCTTTGCTGCTTTACTTAGGTCTTTATAATGAAATAACTTTACACTTGTCTTACTGTGTACTTTACCTGTGTGTAGAGAACTGTCAGGCATTTTATGAGTACCGCCCTTATGTTCAGTACCATCTTTTTTATAGTGCTTTACGCCCTTCATGTAGTGTATCCTCCACCTGATTTTTTATAACGAGAAGCGACAAGTTGTGCTTTACGGGCCGACCACTGACCGGGCCGACCACCTTTTGATCCAGCTTTAACTGAAGCAACAATACGCTTACGCTTAGTAGGCTGAGTATAATTACCCGCCGCATTAACTGTTGACTTCGGTTTCTTCTTTGTAGAACCTGTAGTTGATTTCACCACGTGTCATTCCTATGTCTTTAAGCATTTCATCTGTCAAGTTATTTAACTGCCAGTATTCTGCTCGTCTCTGTTGATGTTTTTGTAATGTCTTTAGTAAATTCTTGAACATGGTATAGTCTCCTTATGCTAGTTGATACCTAAGTCATAAGTCAGTTATACCATGTTCAAGTTAAAATTTATACAGCTATTAGTGCAACCCCGCTATGCATACTCTATTATACAATAGCGAGGTCGTTGAATGTTTAAAGTGTATCATAAATGTCACACCATGTCAAGTATTAATTTACGATAAGATTACACGTACTAATGTACTTGTGCTGCTACCCCGTCTATAGTTTAGGATAGTAGCATTACCTATTGCTTTAGGTACTACAAGAGTATGTACACCAGCAGGAAGCATAATATCATTATCAGTGATATCAGCCTCTGCTGTTGCAAACCCAATGTCTAAAGCATGACTTGTTTCAATAAGCACCATCTTAGCGTCAGTGCAAACTACGTGTGTAGTAGCAGTGTTACCTAGGGTAACTGCAGTTTCTACAGCCCACCCTAAGTTTTCTCCTACTAATGCTGCTTGATCAACCATTGGTTATACCCCCTTAGACAATACCATAAAGATTAATCAACGAGTAGTCAGTGGTTACGTTGACAATCATAACTGTACCAACTACCTGAATAACATCACCAGCCGCTGGACCTACAGCACCTGCAGCACCCAAAGGTACAGCGTGGTTGCCTACTACAAGTGTACCCGAAGTAAGTACAGTTTGTGGACCTGATACAGCCATCCAACCAAAGTGGGAAGCAGCCATATCAACAACAGTGACACCCATAGTTGCACCTGTAGTTGTAGCAGCTTGAACAATCAAAGCACTGAGAGGATCAGCAATAAGAGTAATTCGTGTGCTAGAAGAAGCTGTAAGAGCTGTTGCTAAATCATCATAAGTAGTAATGACAATAGACGGGTCTGAGGAGTGATCATGTGCTGGGTTAGAACGAATGCGGAGCATCTGACCTTCACCTGCACCATCATTAATATACAAGTAACCACCTGCATATTGATTAAGTGTAATGTCAGTGTCGCCAGCAGTCTCAACAGAGATTGCAGTTTCACCAGCAGCTACGTCAGCAGTAGGAGCTAGATCAAAGTGGTGAGCAATAGAGGCAGCGTGAGTTACACACTTACCTGCTGTTACTGCAGCAGAACCCATCTTACAGTAACGGTATGTAGTGTTACCGTACAGAAGCTTACTGCCGATTGGAAAGAGTTGAGAAGCACCTGAAGTAAACGGGTCTACTGTGCCATAAGTACTTGCACCTTTACCTACAATGTAATCAGTAGCAGCATAACCTGCAGCTTCAGTATATTGTACGTGTCCACCGCCAGTAGTTTGTAGCCCACCAGTAATGTCAATGCCGTTACCAAATGTAATTGCGGTTTCGTACTCTTCAATGCCTTGTGTGAGTGTAGTAGTTGTCATGATATGTGTATCCTATACTTGTTTACCATTTTGTTTTATCAGCCCAATATGCTGCGCTGAGTTTTCCCTTTTTTATGTTTTTACCGTGTCTTGCTTTAAAGGATGCACGTTTTTTCTTCATGCGGTCAGATTCACCTTCTTT